GATCTCCTACCTCGACCAGTTTGTTCAGCTAACTCAGCTTTAGTTAACTTTTTCTTTTGGTTGTGGTACAATACTTTTTTACCTACATATTTTTTACCCTCGGGGGTAATTACTTGGTAGACAAACCCAAATGTGTTGGGTGGAAATTGTGATATGTCTGTAATTTCTCTTCCATTATATAACCAATTCATCTATCTATGTTTATTAATATTGTAGTATCTGTAGTTTGAGATGTAGGGAGAGGTTGAGCTAGTTTAGCTACTGCTAATAATTCTTGATTATCATTATATAATCCTATTGTTGTAACATAGGGTGAAAAATCAGAGCCGGTTACAAAATCTGCGTATTGGGCGCTTCCTGATTCCAAAATTTTATTTTGTCCCTTAATAGAAGACGAAAGTAAACTAGGATTTAGTGAGTAATTAAACTCATTAGCCCTAATAGTACATTTGTATTGGGTTTCGTAAATTGTAACTGTAGATTCCCATTGGGGATTATTGAATTTTATGGCATCAACCTCATCTACTACCCCTTCCTCCCCTCCAGTATAAACAAGTATGCCCGCTTCATATATAATATTACCTTGTATTGTATTATCTGAATTGAATTTTACATTTCCTTGTCCGTCATCATAAGCCCCATCAGATGTGAAACTCCCAGGTTTAATGTATTCTCCAAATTGTTTAGATGGGAAAGATAATACACAAATTTGACCCTTCTTATTTACACTATCATATGATTCTGTTGGAAAATATCTTAACTCATCTATAGACTGAATATTGTTAATATAATTTGGAGTATATCTGGGACCTGTTACAGTTCCATCAGGATTAAAACTTGCTGTAGATACATCAGATGTTAAACCATTATTTCCCTCTTGTAAAAAATTAGAATAATATAATTGTTTTATAGAATTATAAACTAGAGGTTTACTTCCTGTGCCATATTTTCCACCTCTTATAAGATAATCTTCATTACGCCCATAAAAAACTGAAATCCCATCATCATTAAATCCTGGGGTATCTGAGGAAAATTGTTTGTGGACCCTAAAGGGAGTTACAATTACATCCTTACTTGTTAGTGACTTTAAGTAACTCATTCATTAGAAGTCTAACTTAACTCTAATCAAGGCTTCTTTAGTAAAGTCTTTTTTAAGTGGTTTACTTAATTTTGCTGTGGCTAATAATTCATTTTCATCATTATATAACCCTACTGTGGTTATGTAAGTAGTAGGATTATTAACAAAATCATCAAACACTAACTCCCCAGTAGAACCACTAATATATGAAGGATTAGCAGAATAATTAAATTCACTATTCCGTGCTCTTATAAAGACAAAATTTGAAGTAAGGTTTTCTTGACTATTTAAAGTGAAACTTCTAGCATTAGAATCCTCCAATTTAGTAAATAGCCTACCATTATTATCATCATTGCTATCTTTATTTCTTGTAGTACCTAAATTAACTCCTCCTGAGGTAGGAGGTAAATCTAAAGCAGCAGGGTTTAATAACAATGTTCCAATATCAGGGAGGAATAATCCATATGAACCTGAGGGAGTATACCCAGCTTCATAAGTATTTCCAGCATCATCTGTAATGGTTGAAGTTGTAATAGTTCCTGCGGATCCACTTAATAATTGGAATACTCTACCTGCTTCGTTAAAAGAATTAGCACTAACTACTTTACTATTATCCGTTAAATATAAAGATTGATCACCTTGACCCATAGCTCCTGATATTTCAAGAGTCATTGTTCCTGGGAGAATACTGCCTTTAAATCTAGCTCTGTCTATAACTAAAGCATAAAACCTATCTATATTAGTTCCCCCAAAATTAAAATCAGTGTTTTCATCTCCTAATACTACATTTTGAAATTGCCCATAAATAGCTGAGGTGGGGGATTTTCCATCAATCCCAGAATCAAACAAAACAGAACCAGATCCTTTAGAATCTCCATACGCTATATTAAATTGAACTTGGGCATTAGTTTCGGAAGCTGCGACTTGATATACATTTAAGTAATATTGTCCACTATCTGAAGCTTCTTGGGTGGTTGATTTGTTAAAACTAGTTAAAGTAGGGGAATCTCCAGTCCAAGCTCCTGCTGTTATACTATCAGCACTTATTAAAAAGTCTTCGGGGTCTAATCTTTTAAATGACATATTTTAATTATGTATTAGTTTTTGTTATTTTTACAGGAACCGTAATTCTTGCTCCACTATCTCTACCTACTACTGTTAAAGTAGTATCTAATTGAGTTCTAGTTCCAAATAAAGTGTTAACTGTTGTAGCAGTTAAGTTTATAGTAGTACCTATTACGGTTTTAGATACATTAGTACCTAAAGTTTGAGTTGAATTTAAAGTAGTAGCTTGTGCTGTAGTAATTCCAACTCCCGTAAAGGTATTCATAGTTCTTACATCAGCAATTGTTGCTGTGTATCCATTAGATTCAAATACTTGGTTAGCACCTAGATAATTAAGAGTTTGAGGAGTAATTACTAATGAGGCACCCTGTCTTAAAGTTACTTGAGATAAACCTAAATCTAACACAGGCATTTTTGCCGTTCCTCTAGGTAAAGTTATAAGTTTATACCTTAAATTCTGAGTGGTTTCAGGAAATGCTTCTAGAGTGGGCATATTTTCTAAAGCTTGACCATAAAAAGCACTTCCTGAGGGGTGAGTTGGATTATATAAAGTATAATCTATTTCATCATCTGAAAGAGCGAACTGGGTGATTTTAAAAGACCCATCACCACGGGCTAACAATTCTCTACCTTTATTAGTTAAGATAGCATCTACTGTTATTACTGCGTTATTTAAATATCCCATTGTTTATTTTTCAATTATATGTAATAAATATATATAAAATTATTCTTCAATAATTCCATCTTCCTTTAATTGTTTGATAACATCATCAATATTATTCCTAAAATCTTCACTTAGATATTGGGGTACTATAGCACCTGTAAATTCTGTTATATCGTCTTCATTTTTTTTACGATCTATTATAACAAACTGTCCATCTTTTTGTAATCTATAAATAACAAAATTATTGGTGTTTAAGTTACTAGGAATGTCTCTATTTAATCTTAAGTATATTCTACTACCTGAAGCCTCAGGAGATCGAGGGTCAGTAACAGAATAAATAGTAAAAGTATTATCTGAGTTATATCCAAATCTTATCTGGTCACCTTGTTGTAAGGTAAATGTAGAATTTATAGGAGGAAAACCAAAATCTTCAGAGGCTGTAAGGGGATTTTGAACGTTAAGTCCATATCTTGCCCCTAAATATTGAGAAGATGTTAATATTCTAGCTGACCCCGTTTCCCAATATCCTTTAGGGTTTTGGTTATTTTGGAAAGGGGCCACTAAAGGTTCTGGTGTTTGAGCAGAAATAGATATATCTATACCTTCACTTCCAAATGTAACATACCCCTCCGATCCTCCATTACGTCTAAATTTGTAGTAATAATAATCATCTTCTTCCATATCTGGTCTAGATATAGTGTGACTGAAATCAAAACTTGCGTAAAAGAATGTATCATTTGAAGTATTTTGAGGTCTGAATAATTGGGTTTCTTGCTCACCTAACTTGGTGCTACCCCCATTTCTCCTCCTCCAAATTTCTATTATAAGGGGATAAGTCCCAGTAGATAAAAGATATCCAGGTCCCCCTTTACTATAAACAGTCATAGCAAGTCTAAAGGTAATACTTTGAATTAAATCTAATCCCCCTCCTGCTAGAGTAAATATCCACGAATTTTGTAACCCATCATCACTCCAAGCTCCTGCTTCTTCATCGGGGACATCAAGAATCTCAAATTCACCAGCAGCTGGGGAACTTTTTATAAATTGTGAATCGTATTGGGCAATACCTGAAAATTCAAATCCTCTTTCATTTTTGCGAGTTACGCTTAAGTATTTTGCAGTTTCATTAACCTCAGCTCCTAAAGGAGTAAATCTAATATCATCTACATTAGCATGTCGGGAAGATCCTGTTTGAGTATATGCTATAGGAGTAGGAGTTCCTATATAAGAAACAGATTGTTCCCCTGCTAAAGTTTCATTTAATTGAGTAGCCTGATCTAAACGGATGACACATGTAGGATTATCTAAGAAATTAGGTACTAAATCTTTTAAAACAACACTATCTTCAGATATTTTAAAGGCATTTCCCTGAGAGTTAACTAAGTAAGTCAAGAAAAAAGAAGAATTATCTTTTATAAGAGGAGTAGTAGACCCTACTCCTTTAAATATACCTATAAATTCTTGACTTAAGCTAACAACAGGGGTATTACCAAAAGCATTTTTTGTACCTAAATAACTAATATTTTGATTATCTTCGAAACTTCCCATTTTATGTTTTATTTACTCCTGGCGAGGAGATTCTACTTCCTTTATATCTTATACTGCTCCATCCTCTACTACTGTAATTAGAATCAGGAACAGCAGCATAAACCGCGGATTGTTGTTTAATTTGAACTATATTAACAGGTTCTTCAATACCATTTGAATAATCTATATCATAATAAATAGAAGATAATCTTCCGTTACTTCCATTATTGATAACAGCATTATCATCAGATACACTAAAGACATCTACAGTATTGTCTATTGGAACAATTGATGAAGTTGTTATAAGACTTTGATATCTCCATGATTCATATCCTTGATCCCATAAAGAACCCGCATCATAATCACTTCTTGGTTCAACTACTGAAAGTCTTCCAAATTGGATATTCCCCGCAACTTTAGCATTATCTGTAGGAAGGATACCATAATTTAAGGGACCTAAATTATCATATAATACTAATACCTTTCCTATACCAAGACTATTAAGATTTACCACATCTCCGGCATTATAATTTAAGCTAGCATCAGTTCCTGCGGGGTTACCGATATCTATATTTTGGTATAAAGTAGTTGGAGGCTGAATTACAGATCCTGTGTTATTTATAAGAGCATAATTCGCCCCCGGATACCCATAAGTTATATCGTTTCTTATTATACTTACAGGTTCTATTTTTATAGTAGATCTATAAGGATTTTCAGCAATTAATTCTTTACTTGAACTGTGAGTATATTCTAAGTCACTAGTATCGTACCAATCCCAACCTCCATTTATGTTTATATACCATTTAACATTTTCTGTTTCAGTTCGTGGGCTACCTCTAAAAAAATTATAAGTAGGAGCGTATTCTGGTCCTATAGGTTTATCTGACAATCTAGAATAAGATTGAGTTACCATAAATTCAAATGTATGGTTTTGGTATACATTTTCTGACGCTGAAACTAAAACAGTTTGAACTGGGAGGTACCCTTGTCCTAAAGGGTAAATTTTATCATTAAAATCATTTTGTTCTATTGTAGACAATTCTCTCCCAGTATTTTTACTAAATACTCCGGCATATATGCTTTCTGTAAGAGGGCTATTATCAGCATTTTTTCCTTTAAACCATAAATCTAAAGTAACTTTAAAAGTAGTATTAGGTAACTCTTTTAATTCAAAATAAGGAGGAATATCAATTGAACTTTGATCTTCCCACCATCCTGCCTCATTTCCTGATACGTGGTTTTTGAAATAAATTCCATCTGTATTACCTGTATTTCGATTTCTGGGTTGGAAAGCCCATTGGTATGCTTGGACTGAACTTGTAGTATACCTAGTAGCTTCACTATCAGCTATCCATAAAGTAGGAATATGATTTCTATCAGGATCTACACTTGCTGTAAAAAATACATCAGGGTATATATTTTGGAAAATTTCTTTATTAGTAGGATCAGTAGTTAATATATAACTAGTATTTAATTTAGTAGTAGAACTAATATTATAAGTGTGATTTCCTCCTATTATAGATCCGAGTCCCTGAGGATTTGTTTGGGTTTCTTGAGTTGAAGCTAATCCTTGAGGATGGGCAATATTTACGGTTTCAAGGTTACTTAATCCTAAAGAATTATTAATTCCTTCTCTTCCTACATTATTAAAATGAATCCTTTTTATTCCTTTAGTAGCCATATCAAATCAAATTACTCCCAGTATCATAAAATAAATATGCGTCTCCCTCAGGGGGAATTGAATGAGGGTGGATAAAATCTCTAAATAACAAATGAGTGTCTACAATTTGAGCTTCATCTCTAATGAATTGAACTAAATTCCCTTGGCCAAACTTACTATTTAGGGAAGCACCTGTTCCTAGCCCAGATACTCCTCCTGGGTAAATTGAGCCACTTCCTAGTACAACTGTTCCTAAGTTATACTCATCCCCAGATGATGAAGTTCCTTGAGAGTCATAATCATAAAATGAACTAGAAAAATAAACAAAATTATTATTCCAACTTTCAGGATTGTCTATAGGTTTAATAGAAATTATATTTGAATGTTTCAATTTAGCAAACCACGAATAATAATTATCATCATTATAAACAATATTATTTTGAGTAGCAACTAGTATAGTATCAATATCACCTGCCCTTAAAGAAGAAGAAACAATATAGTACTTAACCCCAGCTTCACTCCCACTATATCGAGCATAAGCTATATAGGAAGTTAGCCCCAGTGAAGCATCATTACCTTCTAAAGCACCTGAGTTTTCAGCTGCTAATTCAGCAAATTGAGTCGCACTACAACTCCCTGTTCTATCATATAACCAACCAGCAGGGATATCTGCTAAATAATATCTAGGGATAGCTGGAAGAGAGGACCATTGGGATTTAAAATCAGACTTAGTAAGGCTTACATTACTTCCAACTTTATTATTTATTAAGTTTTGTCCTCTATTATCGGTACCATCACCCCTAAACATTTTGATGTTATAACTATTAACATCTTTAACAGGTTTTTTATAGGGATTACTTTCATTTAATTCCCCGTTTGTAGCAACTTGTGAAGATCCACTAAATTCCCCATTGTAATATTCTTCTTGTGAGGATTGGGTTAAAATAAAAGTACCTGATGGACCCGAAACTCCATAAGACCAACTTTGGGTAATTTGAGGTGAAACCGAAGCTGTGATAGCAGATCCACTAACATTTAAATAATTAAATACTCCCCCAGGACCACCACTAAGAGTTCCGATTTTAGACCCTGAAATACTTGTAGATCCTGTATATATGATATCTTCAAAACTGACTACGGGTGGTCTTTGTCTGTTTCTTTCTAATAAATGTTGTTTAATTACTACACCTGTAGAAACACTAGTTTTGGCAGGGGTAAAATCCCTGATCATTTTGAATAGTGAATTATCAAAATACTTGATAAGTCTCACATAATCACGCCAGTCATACGCTTTATAGTATTTTTCAAAGTAAGTATCGCGTAAATTATCAAGGTCCGCATATGAGTTCACGGACTGTGACATTAATAAAGGATCACCTATATATTCCCCTATATTAAAATAACCAAACGATGAATTGATATCATCATTAATCTCATCTTGAGGAGAAAAAGCTACTTCTAAATAATTTATATCACGAGTGTAACTTTCACTTTGGGCATATCTTTGTTGAATAGTTCTATATTGAGATAATGTATCTCCTGAGGGGGTAACCAAGTCATCAACTCTTATTTTCTCAGATATTCTGTTTTTTATACCAACTGCGGGTTGGTCATAATAAATAAATTGGGTATAAGAAGGGAATACTATATCTGAACCTATAAAATAAGTATTAATATCGCTAGCAAATGAGCTAGTAATGTATGATCCCGTGGTTTTAGGATGAATTGAACCTACAGACCCAGTATTAAGTTTTAAATCACTTCCTAAAGGTGCCCTAAATACTAAATTATCAGCTGATGATGTAAAAGTGGATCCTTCTATAGAGTAAGGATTCATTACATAATCGTGAAATTGGGTTTCTCCTAAAACTGTGTTATAATACCTAAGTTCTTGGAAGGATCCTGTAATTCCTCTATAATTACTTACAACAGTTCCATCACTAGGAAGGAATAATTTATCAGCATTAATATAATGTCCATCATTTGTACCAGTACTAACCCCAGAATCCGAGGCTGTGTAGCCAATTTTAAATCCATCATTCCCATCATATATGTTATTGGCTACTCTTAAAACATATTCATTAGTACTTCCTGTTCTAGTTAATTGTACTCCCCACCAATTACCATCATAAAAAGGAGCATTTACAGCTGCTATTTCTGTTCCCGTACCATAATTAAATGATAAACTAACAAATTGATTAGAAGCAGAAGGAATCGCCCCAGAATAATTAGAGGTAGAAGTTCCTGATCCCTCATAATCAAAAAGAATATAATGGCTATTACTTGTACCAATTTTGGCCACAATACTTTGAGTTTGAGGGCCTGTAAAATCGACTTCAGGTTTAAACCTAAACATAATAGTATTAGGAACATCATCATCAGAATTCCAATCAGTGTTTAATTGGAATGAGGATGAAATTAAGCTAGTAGTTGAGGAACTACTGTTATAAGCAGCATAACTAAATTTGTTTTGGTAATAATCCCAATCATTAGTATTATCTATATCCTTACCTCCAAATTCAGATATTCTTAGAATAGTATCAGGAATACCATAAGTATTAATTAAGGCTCTTAACCCTGTTACTGTACCTTTTGTTTTAAGTAAGAAAGGTAAATTATGAAAAATACGTTTATAAGTTTCTTTATTTACATCATCTAATTTAGTTATATCTGAAGATGCTGTAACATAATTTTCTATAATTTCTGATCCTGTAGGGGGTAATAAGCTGCCTGAAGCATTGATTCCTACTAAAGCAGAATAAAGGTCATCCGAGGAAAAATTATTTTGATATAAATTAACCCCCATAGATCTAATAGCGTCAGCTACTAAATCTTTAGAAATACCTTTATTTAATCTATTATCGGCTCCAAATCTATCTTCAATTGCTTTAGTATACGTCCAAAATACATCAAAATGTTGACCCACCATATCTACAAACAAAAAGAATGGAGAATTAGTAGGATCATCTTTTACAAAAGCAGGTAAAGTATTAACTAATCTATCAGGATTAGATTCATCATATAAAGAAGCAGACCCTAAAATTCCTTCAGGAGTTTGAATCTCAGTTACAGCCTTTCCATACCAATTACTTACTAAATTAGATCCTGTAGTAGCTAAGGTATAAGGGGCTTCTGTTGTAGTTTTTGGCCAAGTATAATCAGATCCTGAGGAGTAGTATAGAAATCTATCATAACCGTCAAAGTTTTTAACAATGTTAGTTATTTTACTTTCTAATATCCCTAAACTTGACCCGACAGCAACCGATTCAGAAGTAGATCCTGTAATATCTGCTTTTATTATATTTATTTCTTCTTGAAAATCCGAAATTTGTTTAAATTTATAATAAAAATTTTCTAATCTATTTTTAGCCGAAGAAAAATATACATAATCATTAAAGTCTTCATAATCTACATCGATTGTGATTCCCTTATTATTTAGAATAGTTTCTAACTCATTTTTGGAAGAAGTTAAAATAGTAGATGTTAAAGAATCTAAAGTTTGAAACGTAATAGAATTATTGGCTTCATCTTTTATTTTAAGGTCTAAATTTGGCCCTTTAATAAAAATTGGTTTAGGAGGAGCTACTACTTTAGGTGAAAATTCTACTTCAAAAGAAATAGCTTCAGCTGTTTGTAATGCTATCCAACAAACATCTTTAAGATCAAATTGAGGAGAAAGAGATTCGTATAATTTGATCAAGATCGTGAACTGATCAGGATCAGTCTCATCATCTAATGCTATATTAACACCAACAGATAAATTATTATCCCCAAAATTAAGATAAAAATCTTCAAAGAAAGGAGAGCCATTTAGCTCAGAAATAAATGAGTTTACAGCAGTTTCAATCTCAGAATTAGAAAGAGTATTACTTGCTAATCTTAATTCTGTTCTATCCGAAGAAATTTCTTGGATAAAATAAGGATTTTCTTGAGAAGAATTAACTTTGTTCCTAAGAAAATTATATACAACATTATATACCCCTTGATCAAACCCTTCTTGTTCCAAATCTACTCCTGGGTCAACACTTATTGTTGACGCCACCCCAGTGTTGGAATTAAATCCTGAGAGGATGGCATAATTTGTAAAGTTAGGGTTTATGAATTGGAGAACCCCTTGTTCATTATATATAGAAAACTCTACAAAATCAAACTCAGGTCTAAACTCAGAAACATTATTGAATGATGGGATTAGATTTAGATCCTTTTCATTATAATCAACAAAAGGATTAGTATTTGAAACTTTTATTGTGTAATTATTATCCATTGCTACTTAAATTTACAGCTTCCTCAGCATTAGCTGCCAAATCTCTTAATCTTTGAGCTTCTAATTCAAATAATTCTTGTCTTAAGCTATTAATTTCTTCTAAAAGAGCAGCAATACTGTCATTAATAGCAGCTCCATCTATATAATTTCCACTTTGCCTAGCTAAAAATTCGTGGGAATTTGTATCTCCTGTTTTAGGAATATCATAAAATAAAGTAGCATAATCCTGAAAAAATTGCCCAACATTAGGACCAGGGGCTAATCCATCAGGAGCAGGAGGTAGAATTTCTTGGAAATCATTACTGATAGTTTTTCCAAATTTATTTTTATCAAATACTTTCCTACTTAAATCTACTTTTTTCATCCGTTAATTATTTTAAAATAATAATTGTCATCTAATATAATAGTTTCACCATCTAAAACTACTTTAAATAATAATTTGTAGTACCTTTCTGGTTCTAAGCCATTCATATAAAGAGTAAAATAATTACTCTTAGTATCAGCACTAATTTTTGTATAAGTGTCGTCGAAATTAATGACAAACTCGTTGGTATCCAAGTCTTTTACAGCATAATATGAAGAAGTTGGGAAATAATTTCTTTGAGTATAATATGAGCTTGTAGTAAAAGTTCTAGTTGGGAATTGGGGGCGACAATTTACTCTAAATTTGTGAACACTATCTCTTCTAAAAGTCCCAGGATTATTATCTAAAGAAGCTACTAATTCTGTGGTATCTATTGTAGATATAGCAGAAGAAGTATTATGAGTAAAATCATCCCATTTAAATTGAAGTTCTGGGGGGTATATAGTATTAGTATCTACTGAGTAGAATTTAAAATTAGGTTGTTCATTCCTATTAGATATAAATTCGTCGCTATCACTTAATTTTACTATAAACCCATCGTTAGAAAAACCTCCTAGTCCATTAGAAGCACTATACCAGTTTCTTAAAATATTAGTAACATTTAAATCTAAATCTTTATTACTACTATAAGAATAAACTTGAGATTGAGTAACATTTAACCCTAAAGCCGAGCCGGTATACCAAGTTCCTCCTCCTGTTACTTCCCCATATGAGGCAGTAGCATACGTTGTAAAATTAGATGTAGACCACGGATTTGTTCCTTCATATGTTTTATACTTCCAGTTACACCCATTAGTAGTTTCTGGGGTGTCATTAAAGTGTCCTGTTCCCATCCCCCAAGAACCAGATACGGCATATGCTTCTAAAGTCGTATCTAAATTTAGATTAGTTATATTACAAATATAATTTTTTAAATTGACCTGATAAGAATTTGTAATTTTATCATCAAAAAGAGAATTAATTTCGGCCTGGTCAAATTGGATTAAATATCTGCTAACTTGGGGGATTTCTGTAGTAAACTCGGCTGAAACTTCTAAAATTGAGTCTAATCCCGTGTTTCGTTTAGGGTACTTAGAATATATAGAAGAATCTTTACTTGGGAATAATTTATATACGGCCATAATTAAAATGCTGTTACTCTACCCCTAATATCTAAATCAGGGTATTTAATTTCAAAAATACAAGGATCTAATGAAGGATAAACTACTCTATCTTTAGTAGCTCCTTCTAAATCATAACCATATTGGGAATAACCGTTAGCTGTTCCTGATTTATTAGTTAGTCTAACATCGTTTACAGTTTGTACTCCTGCTACTTTATCTAGTAAAATATAAAGTTCTCTAATAAAAATAGGCTGGTTGATTTGTTGATTATCTATATTAAAATAATTTTGTAACTCAATGATACAATTTTGTAGCACTTCATTACTATTAAAATTAGGTAAAACTGTTAATTCAAATTCAACAGCTACATTAATAATAAAAGCATCTCTTATTTTAATAGAATCCCCTATAGTTCTATTTTCTGCTAAATAAGTTCTAAGATTTTGTTTTAAGGTTGATGATGCCGTAAGTAATTGCTTCTTAGAATTATAACTTAAAACATATAAATTTAAAGAAGAGGGAACTTCTCCTGGGAGGAGATTTTCTAATTTTTCTTGCTCAATATATGCTTTAGCTATAGTACCAAATTGAGGGGGTAAGCTTAAAGCTCTAACTAAATAATCTTCTTCTGTTACGGTTCTATTTTGAGCTCCAAAATTAGCCAATGAATTATTTCTTATTTCTTCTATTGAATCCCCATCAGACCCTCCTGATGCTGCTTCGGGGTTATTTATGCGAAGAGAATCAAATATAGTAGTTGCTAAATCCCCTTCATTAGATAAATTATCTTTTTGAAATTTTATAGTAGCATCACTGACTGTTGTAATACTATTTGCTTCCACATTAGCTCCAACCCCACCCCCAGTTAAATATCTTACAGTTAAAGTGGTGTTTGAAGGAGCAATACCATAAGTTCCACTAAATAAAAAATTAGAAGGATTAAATGCTGTTTTTGTTTTATTAATAGAATTAGATAACCCACTACCCACATTATCAGGGTTAGGGATTATAACTTCATCGATATTATTTTGGTTAGTTCCTGCCCCAAATTGGAGATCTATTCTAGTTTTTGATTTAAAACGAGAAACAAATCTTCTAGGTACTTTTTTTAATCTTAATAAGTAAGGTACATCCCCAGCATCCTCTTCAGTATTAGGATCAGGACCAAAAGGGTTAGTATTTTTAACAGGATCAAAAATTGTTTCTTGAGCTAAATAGGGTACCTCAGTATAGACATTACCATCACTATCAGTTACGTCTAAAATTCCAACAATATTAGTATCATTAATAGTAACTGTAGGATATCTTTCAACATCTGTAAATGTAAAAGTAGTTGTTTTTATATTAGAAGATATAGCTTTTCTAGTCTTTTTTAGCAAATAAAATTCAGGTTTATCTCCTGATATTTGATACACTGTGACTTCAGTTGGGTCTTGAGATGAAGAAAAAGCAAAATCAACAGAATCTTCAATTAAAAATCCTGTGGAATTATTAGTAGAAGTAATAGAAGCCCCTTCAGAAATTAGTAAAGCATAATCATAATCAGGAACTACTGAATTGTCTGCTATTTGCTTAGAAGGTACTTGTTGAAATAATTCGACTTCAGCTACAGCTGCTGTAGTAACTTGAGGTTTATAACCCATCATGTAAGCTAAATCATATAAATTTGATTCTTGTCTAGCATACTGTAAAAATGTTTCTTGAATTTGGTTATCTAAATAAAATGATAACACATCGCCAACATAAGCTGACATTTCCATAAACATAGTCCCAGGGGAGTTTGGGCTAAAATCAGTATAAGAACTTGGGAAATAGGTTTTAGAATATTCTACTAATGAGTTTTTTAAGGTATCAAAATCCCTATTAATATACTTAATATCTTTATTGGTTTTAGTATTTATAGCCATTATGCGTTAAAATTTATTTCTAGAGTATCTTCTTCATTATTAACAGTAATATACCTCATAACCACTAATAATTGATTCATCTCAGGATTTTGAAATATTTCTAAGGATTGTAAATTAACTTGAGGAAAATCAATAGCTAAATTATCCCTAATTTTTTTCTCAGCTATTTCATTAATATTACCTCCTAAAGGCTCAAATAATAAATCTTTTAACCCACCTCCATAATTAGGATTTAAAGGTCTTTCCCCTTTACTAGTAGAAAAATAAACTACTAAATTAGATTTTAACTGATCTCTAGTTGTAAAATTAGATTTAAAAGGAGTAGCAGACCCAGATACCGCATATTGGGTAAAAGGAAAAGCAACCCCTACGGCATTTCTGGGTTGTTCATCTACGGGGAATATGTTATTTAATTTGATTGCCATTATTTAGCATTCATTAACCCCATTATTTGTGACATATCTACTTCTCCTCCAGGAAGATCCCCTCCTGGCATAGCTCCTTGAGGGTTAAAGGGTTTAGGGACATTTTGTGTATTAAAA